CATTAGTAAGTCCCTCCATCTATTGTGCCAGTGAACGTGCCTGACACCGTGAGGTCAGCAGCCGTTGTAGTCCCAGTAAATGTTGGCCCAGCCGTGTCTGCTTTCGTTGAAACTGCTGTGGCGATATTGTCAAATTCTGTATTGACTTCTGTGCCTTTGACCAACTTGGCAGCATTACCTGATACCAAAGAATCTTTAACAGCAAAGTTTGTGGTTTTTGTATAGTTGGACATTAGACTACCCTTCCTAACAAAGCGTGTACGTTGAGTTGTTGTATCGCTATTGACTTACCATTAACTGTAGACTCTACACCGATAGATACTACAGAACCAGAACCAGAAGTATTAACCTTCTGACGATTAACCAAATTTAATGAAGACGCATATTCAGCAGTCGTATTGTATTCACTGATATTATACTGACCCGCATTGTTAGCAGGTAGTGTATATGCCTGTTTTTTATAGGCATTTGTATAATCATACGCCCAGTTTAATACAACAGTGGATTCTGCCCCATCAAATGTAGTCAGATTAACCTTCTTTAAAAACTTTAAAACACTACTGTCACCAAAGGCTAGCGGGTGACTGAAGTAACTTATCTGATATGCCCCATCATTATCATCATACCCTGCATATTGGGCGATTCCTGTTGCAACCCCGATATATAAGGTTTCATCAGCTAGATTTGTAAAACATAACGGAGCCAAGCTAGTCCATGTGGTTGCCCGATACGACCCATCCTGAAGAGGAAAACGGGTATCAAACACATATACCTGCTGTAATGTAGGGAAGTTCACCAAAACAAAGGATTCTTCTGGTGAATAGTGCATCTTGATATTGCCAGTTTCACTAGGAATTAGATTCTTAATATCATTGTTGACGTTCTTGGATATATCCCCAATAGGTGAGGACTTCTCCTGTATTGTCCTAGCCAAACTCCTAACACCAGATCGGTCTAGAAATATTAAATCTTTACCTGTAGAAACTACGCAATCCCTAGAGACACAACCTATATTTGAAATTGTATCTTCCAAAGTCATAGAAGCAGGTGCGCTTGCCCCTGAGTAAATAACAATCGAGTCTTTACCGAATATGATTAGGAAGCCGTTATGAGCCGCTAGAGCAACGATTTCGTCATAGCCTGTAGGCCATACGTTTGTAATATCTATTGAACCTGTGGCTCCTCCTGTCCATGTAGTGCCATCTAAAGTATCAGACCAGTAAATAGTAGACTTATCAGCCGCAAAATCAGCAACAAATAGCTTACCAAACGCTGCCAAGACCTCATTTCCCTGTGGTGGTGTACCTGCTGCACCTGCATGGGCTGACATCTTTTCTAAATTACCAACACTGTGAGTGTAGACTAACGGCTCATGCGCCCGTTGAAAGAAGAAAGCATGGTCATTGAAGTTCACAGCCTTCCAGTTGTTAGCACTTACTGTATAAGAACCTGGAGTATTGTCAGCTAGTGTAGAAGTCCCCTTAAATAATTTGTTATTACCTGCTGATATTATGGCTGTATTCCCACCGCTATCCCTGTACTGGTGTATCATTTCAATACCCGTAGAAGAACCAAGAACGGACGAACCATTACTGCTAACCATTTCGTAGCCTTTTCTAGCAGCTACCCTGCCTTCTTTGTCAATAATGCAGTTATCCGCAACAGAAGCAAACGTAGGGTCTTGAGCTAAAGGGGCATCCTGCGTGTTAATACCCGCAAACCCTGGAGCCGTAATTGTTATGCTTTGTAGTCTCTGAGCCATTAGTTCACCATAAATGTTATCTCAGAAGGATACTTGTTAGCGTCAAAAGCTACTGCGTCAGACAAGGCAGTTGAAGCAACCGCAAACTGTTCAGCAGCCGACTGACCACCAGTTTCACCCCTTTCCCTTAATGCCATAGCATACGCTAACTGTATAACAGGGTTAGAAGGTACTGACAAAGCTGTACTGTCAGAAGACAAATCAGCCTGTGGAACTACTACGTCAAAGCGTAAGTTATAACTATCGTTAGGCTGTGGGTATAGTTTAACCTTCAGGTCACCGCTAGTGTCTTTGCCTATAAACGTATAGTAATCAGGGCTTCCAGCCACTACAGCCGTATTGTAGTAAACATTGTTGAAGTAGGACTTACTACGCAGGGACATGAACTTCTGGCCTGTCGTATTCATTACATCCTTTACGACCGCCTGATCTCCGCTACCTGTTAGTGAATATTCACTTGTTCCGCTAGTTGTTGTAAGTGTTATTGAGTCCCGCAAAGCAGTCCAATCAAATGAATTTTCTACTATTTTCTTAGCGTCATTAACTAAATCGCCTATCAAAGCAGAATAATCTGTACCATTTGCAGTATCTACAGTGTCTTCTCGCAACCTTCGCAGAACATTATTTATCAAATCTATATACGTCATACTAATGTCCTCAATAATCCGCTAGGCAAATTAAAATCTGGAATGTTATCTAATCGTGTAAATCTTGGCTCAAACAATATGTCATCAAAAACAGTCTCAACTATAGGAGCAGACTGAGATATTTGCATTATCATCCCTGCTTTCCTTTCAGGCTGTTGGTGTACAGTAGTAGGAATGTTTAATAATCCCGCAGGTTGATCGTCTACTTTTACATCACCTGTACCCGTCTGATCTAAAACACTACCGCCACTAATAACTGAAATATCTTTGTCTTTGTCATTGTCATTGTTAATAGTATCGTTACCCCCGCCACCAGTAAGTGTGTCGTTACCAGCACCACCTACAGTAGTATCTGCGCCACCTACTACACCCCCTGCTGGAACATTCCCAGTTGGTACGTTTCCTGTAGGGACATTTCCTGCTGGAACGTTTCCTCCTGCAGCACCACCAGCACCAGCTCCTACAGTGTCATCAACAACATTTCCAGTAACACCTTTGCCGCTAATTAAATCTATAAAAGCATCTATCGCATCTTTATTTACGTTTGCATTATGTCTATCTAAAATAATTTCAGCGTTTTTATCACCTTTGCTTGATTCTTCTTTTAATATTTTTAATATTTCGTGAAACGGAAACTTAACTTGTCCAGGTAGTACCCCGTCAGGATTAAAGTCTTGAAATAAATCCCCTATAGGATTGTCTCTTATAAGATTTCCTTGCGAATCTTTTTGTGCATATTCTTCTAATATTTGTTTTGCTGTTCTTGTATCTTGTGTGCTTGTACTACTAGCACCGCCAGTAACTATGTCAGTTCCAGCACCGATAACATTTGTGTTATTTGTAGAATCAGGGTCAACAAGTAAAGGGTTTGGAGTAATTAAAGGGTTAGATAGATCATCTACTTCTAAACCAGTAATACTTGCTGGCGTTAAATCAGTAAAATCATAAGGTGCGTTATTCGCTAATACACTTAATAAGTCTGTTTTTTCTTCTGAGTCATCAAGGGCTTGAACCTTTCTAACTGCCTCTTCAAAAGTTGGCCCAACTGTCTCTAAAAATCCTTCATTTTGACCATCACCATACAAATCACCTTGAGCCATATTTAAAGCGTTGCTAACTTCTAAAGCTGCTTGTTGTTCAGGCGTTAAAGGCGGCAGGTCTGAACCTCCACCGCCAAAAATACTTCCAAAAATACGCTTAATTAATTCGTCTTTTAAGAAATTACCAGCCGATTTTAATCCGGCTTGTACTATTGATGCTGTAAATGGATCAGCCATTATTTCTTCCCGCTTGAGCCGCCATAGAAAAATGCCGCAGCCGTACCCAGAATCCCCGATAGCTGGCCTAAGACCAAGCTAATTATGGTTTCATCGTTCTGGTCATGTGGCATTAATGTGACAATCATTACAAACCCGCCATACAATAAAAGGGTTAAAACTGAAAAAACCTTTGGAGTCCAATCAGTTGCAAAGTTTTCCCTAGCATCCTTTCTGTCTTCTACCTCAGTCTTAAAACTTTCTAGGTCGATCTCCATTTCGCGTATGCGATTCTTAAACTCTTCATCCGCTTGTTTTAACGCAACAGCACGTTCAGGCTGTCGTTCAATCAAATCTTCTATTTCGTTAGCTGTTGTAGTCTCGGGCAATCCCAATTTGGAAGCAGCCATCTTGACCGCCATTCCTGCCATTGGCCCACCCGCAGCACTAGCTATGGTTGGGGCTAACGATTTTAATAACCCGCCTAATTTCATCTTGTCAGCAAATACACTTTTATAAGAGCCTCAACATTCCTAATTACTTTCCCTCAGAGTCTTCCTCCACGATTTCATCTATCGTATCGCAGACATCCGGTATCGCTACACCTGTCGTAACCTCAGTAGCTACGCGCCCTACAGCCCTAATACCTTTGTACACCCCAGAACAATACAGTTCTTTGTTGGCTATCATTTCTTCCGAAACAGTACATCCGGTCATTAGTACACACAGCGCAGCAATTCTAAGCATTTTCTACCTCGTCAGCGATTTCATTAAGTTCGTCAATATCTTCTTTTTTAGGCTTTTGACTGTCTAAAAACTTCTCCAATCTATCCTTATACCCTTCCATAAAATGATCCGAGATAGCATCTGATATGCGTCTATCCTCGTCCCTGGTAAGTTTGTCAGGGTTTACAAAGTCCACACCATTGTTGGCAAAGTACAACATTGTCTGTGATTTAGACGGGCCGTAGCAAAACTTAGGTATTCTAGCCACCAAATCAGACCCTTGTACGCAGGATATTTGGTTATCCAGTGTAGTCATAGGCCGTTTAAACCCTTTGAAAAACGTATTTGGCTTACCAAAAGTAATCACATTTAAATTGTTGTGCTTCTTCCATAGCTTTGCAGCAGACAATTCAGCCAATGCCCCACCTAAAGAATGACCGCAAATCAATGTACGCTTATCATAATCTATATATTTGAGAACCTTCTTCCATACCGACATATGAGCCAGTGTAAAGCCCCCATGACACATTCTTCCTGCATAAGGTACTGGTACTACCAGTGCGTCTGTAAGCCAATCTAGCTTCTGCTCAGTGCCTCTGAAGGCTATTACGTCTATAGTTTTACGCTTTGCAATGTAAACAGTAGTTGAAGTCCACTTAGACTCTATCTTTGTAGCATCTTCTACAAACTTTCTGTAAGCCTTCATGCTCCAAGAGCAAGCCATATTTAGCAATACAGGGTCTAACTTCACTATTCAGCTCCCATTCCAACAATTAAAAACGTCACGCCAGCTATTATTATTACAGTTACGACCAATCCCAATACCAACTTTGCCAACTGTTCTATTAGAATCTGCTCTTCTTTCTTGGCTGCCACCCTAGCGGCTGCATTTGCTTTGCGCTTAATTTCACGTTTCTTTTCAATCTTAGCCGCTTCAGCCTTAATCTTACCCCATCTGTGAGTTTGTCCTTTACGCATATAATGATCGCGTATTTTTTCCATCATTTTTTCTATGCGTTCTTCTTGCTGGTCTATTGTAATAGCTTCTTCTAAAGCCGAACCTGCTAACAAATCATCACTACCAGCATCCCTAGCTTTTCTAATATGCTCTTCTACTTTCTTTTTAGCCGTGAAGAATTTACCCACTTCACTTGCCATATCTTCTACTTCTTTCTTTTTAGCAATAGCTGTTTTAACAACCACAAACGCGCTATCTAACGCCTTTATTGCTAATAATGCTTCACCAATCATTTATACCACCTAGACTCTTCATCTGCGTTTATATGCCTACAATACGCTTTCATTTCAGGAGCGTTAGGCTGTTGATTTATTCGTTCAGCAAAATATAAACACCGATCAATGTCCTTAAAACACAAGGCTTGCTCACATGATCGTGAAACGTCTTGTCCTCCTATACTCACTATCAATATAAATAAAACCATAACTCATGGCTTTGTAGGCCAGTTATTATCTATCAAACCAAACATTTTTTATTCTTCCGGCCTGTAATCAAGTAAATTTCCTAGCTCATCCACTGAAGTCACGTTGTTGATAGCAATTCTTGTTTCCTGAAATTGTTTAAATAAATTAAACCTAGCCAACAAAGCCGCATCAGCTATAGCTTGTAAACCCGCCTTATCAGTTGCCACTCTTTCATTAGAAGAATCAACCCAATAAAAACCATCTGGCAAATTAGTAAATGATAGATTTTTTATAATCTGTTCTATTGATTCTGAATCAGCTTGATATGTTTTGCCGCCCACCTCAACAGTCAAAGAAGCATACTGAAGCGCATAATTCATCTTATTTGCTTCTATCTGCGCTCTTTTCCCTGCTTCTAATTCTTGTTCTGCTGTCATTATCTAATCCTCTTATGAAGCCACAACAATTCTAACCTGACCATTACGCCCGTCTGAGCCAGCACCACTACTATAGTCCGCTGCCCCACCATTACTTTCTTGAGTTGTCCTGCTTAGTACATTACTTATTGAAGTTATTCCGCTTGCTTTAAAGCTAGCTCCTCCGCCACCGCCTCTTGGGTATTCTCCTCCAGTGCCGCCTTTGTATCCGCCACCGCCTCCACCGCCACATCCGTAACCCTTCCTAGAAATCTCTCCGCCATCGCCATAGCCTGAGTTTTCAGCAGTTCCAGCAGTATCACTGGTTGGTTGCGGATAATAACCAAGACCGCCCTTTTTCCCGTTACCGTCTCCGTATGCTCCGTTGTTTGTGCCAGCAGACGATATGGTTGCAGCGGTTTGACCTGAGTGGTAACTGTCTGTACCTCCGTCACCTCCCTCTTGCCCTGTTTGTCCGGTAGTGCTAATAACACCCCCGCTTCCAGCAACGCCAGTAGTATTATTCCAGCCTGAAGAACCACCCCCGCCACCGCCAGCAACGATAAGTTCTGCATCGCTATCGCTGTTATTTAAGATTGCTGTAGCACCGCCTCCGCTCCCTGCCGCACTAAATGTACCCCACAAGTAACTAGAATCAACTTCCCAACGCTCGTCATACTTGCCCGCACCTCCAACCCATATCTTTAGCGTAGTTGCGCTGCTAAATGTTTTGCTACCAGCGACAGAACCTTGTCCTCCTCCACTACCTCCCGTGTTATTCCAACCACCACCGCCTCCTCCGGTAGCACCAAGAGCGTACATGGATATTGTTTTATTTGCCGGAACAACAATAAAGCTAGCCACTGTGTCAGAGAAGGTAGTGAAATTGTAAGTATTCCCCGCTGTAGCAAATGTTGTCCCAGAAGGAAATGTTGTCAGAGTTTGTTCCGCTGACAACGCTGTACCCAAACTGTTACTTGTCGCTACAACATAATAGATTGTTGTATCAGCAGTTAAACCTGTTAAATTTGTTGTAGTTTGGTTACCTGTAGCCACATTATCTGAAGTATCAACACCAGAGGATGTAGCCCAATAAACCTTATAATTTAATCCAGCAGCAGCCGTATAGCTGATAGTTGCTTGATTGTAATCCGTAAGCTCAGAAGAAATACTTGTAGCCGCAGCCGGAGGGCCAACCCACGAATCATTAGCCACCTCATCTCTAACCTTCCTTAGACTCCAGCGACCATCTGTAGGAAAATTTGTAGTACGACCTACCATCAACTAATCTCCTCATAAGAGCAAACAGCTTCTAAATCAGATGTAGCACTTGCTGTAAGCCTTATTGCATCACCTTCTTCTAAATAAAGAGCTTTTGATATTACATCTAGTGTTGTATCAGCGGGAACAGCCACCGTCTTTGCAACATGGTAAGCAGTTGATGATCTGTACAAATCTACATTTACTGTTGCTGAATTTGTCCCATCAATATTACTTACATATAAAGCATTAACTTTAAAAACTTTATTTGAAGATGCGCTGTTAGTAACAATAGCGGTTGCGCTTGTCCCTACAGCTTGCACCGCAGTTTTTCCTGTAATTGTTCCTACATTTACTATATTTGGTGCAGCCATAAATTATCTCCTATCCAAAAACGATTGCCATAGCAATGGCTTTTCCTGTAGACGCTTTAGTATCTAACTGTGTTTGTATATTAGAAGTTACGCCATCAGTATAGTTAAGCTCTGCTGTTGTGGCTGTTACGCCATCTAGCAAGTTAAGTTCTGTAGCTGTAGCAGAAACAGCAACATCTTCATTTATTTTAGGTGATGTTAGTGTTTTGTTTGTTAAAGTATCTGTAGTAGCCCTGCCAACTAACGTATCTGTTGCAGCGGGCAATGTTAAAGTGACATTACCGCTATAATCTGCATGAGCAGAACTTTGTAATTGAGTGTAGTGTGCATTGCTCGATTCACAATAAAATTTAATATTTGATACTGAGCCTGAGTTTTTAAGAACTATCTCTCCAGACTGCAAATCAACATTACTATCAATTCTAACTAAACCAGAACCATTAGGTGTAAGTGTTATGTTGCCGTTTGATACAGAAACAATATCCTGCCCATTAACATCAAGACTACCGCCTAATTGTGGCGTAGTATCTGCAACAATGTCTGTCAATCCACTACTAGTAAAAGCAGCTTGCGCCCAAGCAGAACCGTTATATACCCTTAATTCGTTGCTTGTTGTGTTCCAGTAAAGTGCTCCAGTTAAAAGTGAATCTCCATCATTATCCGCAGATGGATTAGAAGACTTAGCTCCCAAGTATCTATCATCAAATGAATCAAATGAATTTGCCGCAGAAGTCGCACTAGAAGCGGCTGAAGTTGCGCTAGATGCTGCCGCAGTAGCGGAAGATGCTGCATTGGTAGCTGAAGTAGAAGCAGCAGAAGCACTTGTAGCCGCAGATGTGGCACTACCTAAAATACTGTCTACATAAGCCTTACGAGCTAAATGAGTATCATCACTAGGGTTAGCACTGGATGTAATAACATTAGACCCGATAGCTATATTGCCCGTCATTGTGCCACCAGCCAAAGGTAACATAGTGTCTAGTTGACCCTTGTTGACAGCATCACCGCTAGCAGTACCAGAATCTAGCCCTGTGACTTTGTTGCTACCCATAGCTATAGCACCTGTCATAGTACCGCCAGCCAAAGGCAGTTTAGCCGCTATAGATGTTGTAATCGTTGAGTTAAAAGAAGCATCATCATTCAAGGCCGCAGCAAGCTCATTAAGCGTATCTAATGCTCCAGGTGCTCCACCTATTAGGTTAGTTATCTCTGTGTCAACGTACCCCTTAGTGGCTGCGTCTGTAGCGTTGCTTGGGCTTCCAAGGTCAGTTAGAACAGCCGTATTAAAGTCTACTGTCCCGTTAATAACTAGGTTGTTGAATGTACTTGTACCAGAACTCGCAGTTACATTACCTGTTAAGTCTCCGGTTGTATTTCCGGTAATATTTCCCGTCACATTTCCGGTTACATTTCCGGTGATATTTCCCGCAAAATTAGTGTTAGCAGTAATCAAAGTACCCGTAATAGCCGCAGCAGTAGAGGCTCCTATGACCATGTTATTAACTGAACCGCCTGTTAATACTGCATTTGAAGAAGCAAGTTGTGAATTAGCGGTTACTGTCCCTGTAGCCGTAATAGCACCAGTAGTTATAGAAGTCGGATTAGTACCAAACTCAAAGATATTATTACTACCATCCCTACCAAATAATCTTTTGTCTATAGTATTTTGCGCTATTTCATACGCAACAATATTGGAAGTAGTAGGCACATCACCTGCCTGTTCTCCCGATTTTCTTCTGACTTTAATTGTAGCCATTTAAATCACCACTTAACTTTATGTGACCAATATCTTGCGCTTAACTTAGAAGGATTCGAGTCTTGTGCATTATGCCTAGCATAATAAGACTTTCTTCGTGCTTTATCTTTTTTCGTCTTCGGATTTTTACCAGCACCCTTAACGCCCTGTTGACCGAAACGAATTGTCTTTGTTTTATCGCCTACTTTAGCGACCACAACATGACTTTTTGTAGGGTGATTTGGAGTCCTCTTAGGCTTGTTATAGCCAGAGACTCCTGCTTTCTTGAGCTTTGGGTCTTTCGCCATAAAGCAAGAAAGGGGGCAAAGCCCCCCTTCCGTACCTCATCTTATACGTCTGGAACGCAGAGAATGAATCCCGCTTCTGGACGATATGCCTGTACACCATAGAGCGTATCAGCAGTATAAAGTGTTGATAAATGCTCTTGTTTGTACTGAGTCTGTGACCTAACAGCCATCTGCTCGGCTAACATGATGGCATCTTTGTGTATCAAATATGCACCACGAATATCTTTAGCACCAGAAGAGTTGCTGCCAGCATCCTCAATAACAGGACAGTTTGACGAAACATAAATATCAATGCCGTATACCTGACCAATCAAACCGCTTTGGACAGTTTGAGGTGAAGTAAAGTCAGCAGATACATATCTATCAATACCCATAATTGCAGATCGCAACGTAGGAGGAATAATGAACGAACGATCCGTCATAGGAACGTCATTATCATCCATTTTCTTGATTAATCCACGAAACCCTGCATCTGTAAATACATCAGCAGCTACAACAGTATCGTCTGTATACGCGGTTAATCCGTTAGTAGCATCAACAAAGAATGAGTTTGCGTTCTCAAAAGCAGTACCAGCAGCGGTAGAGCCATCAATTACGACAGTCATATCTAGTGTGCTTGAACCAAAACCAGTACCAGCGCGGAATAGATCATCATCTACCTGCTTTGCTAGGGCATAGCCAGCATCGTCAGTGTAGAAGGATCGTAATGACGCTTGTGCCTGTACTTCAACAATGTCCTCAATCAAGCGTGAATACTCGAAATGTCTGTTAATAGTAACAGTAATTTCGCTTTCAAGATTCGCTTGAATAGTCACAGCAGTAGCTTCTGCCTTTGCGTTTGCGCTTCCGCGTGTGGGTTTAGGAACATGAATTACATCACCCTTAGAACCTGAAAAGTTAAGGGTTTTAACAAGAGGAGCCATCTTGAGATTTTTCTCGTAGCTCGCAATCACTTCGTCACTCCATATTTCAGGAATGAATTTATCAGCAGCAGTCTTATCTACAGCAGCATTAGCTGTAAAATAAGCACCTGAAGTTTCATTAGCCATAGTAGTTACCTTTTACCTTACTCTACCCTCGGCATACGCCTGTCTAATTTCAGGCTCCATGCTTTGGTAGCGTTTAATGTCAGTCTTCATAAGATTAATAATATCTGCTCTTCGGAAGATTTTTCTTGAAGGAGGTTCACTACTACCCTTTGCACCACCCGTAGAAACCTTTTTCAAAGTCTCTTTGGAAGCCACTTTTTCAGAACTGGTTGCCGACTCAGAAACCTGTTTGATCTGTTTCCACTGACCTAACAAGTTATCAGCAGCAGCCGTATCAAACTGACTGTCTGCCCTTTGTAGCAACTCAATCCTGATGGGATCGCTCTTAACCCAATCAATAAAACTAGAGTCTTGAACAATATCCCCAACGTCAGGGTGCTTCTCCATCAATTGCTGTCTAGCCTGATCTTGCTTTATTTGCTGAGTTGTTTGCTGCGCTTCCTTAATAGCAGGATGGTTAGCAATCTTGTCAGCAACCGCTTTATCAGGGTCAGCAAAAAAATCTGCCTCTTCAGCAGGTTCTTCTTTGGCAGTTGACTGTTTGAGAACAAAATCGTCTACAACCCTTCGCAATTCCTTAACTTCAGATTCAGCAGACCTAAGTTTGCCTAGCTCTGAACCCTGCTCACCTAGCTTGTTTTCAAGCTCTTGGTGCATTTTTATCAAATCCGCAGGGGATTTATCTCGGTATTGCTCCGGTAACTCTGCTACCTTTTCCTGAACCTCATTCTCTGTAGAATCAGATTCTTCCAAGACAGGGCTTGTATCCGTTTCGTCTACCTTTACTGGGTCAATTATTTTCGCCATCATTAAACCTCATAAGACCTATTTAGCTACCCATTCGCTTCTTTAAGCTACTGGACTATTGTTCGGCTACCTTACGCTCTAATGCTATCTGTTGGTCACGCATCTTCAACCACTTTTCAGTTGCCCCTGGAAAACTCCCAGTTGCAGGTTCAAGACTACAGCGAACCGCAGAGATAATTCTTTTAGCCTTACTATCACAGTGAGGACAATCTATTGTGTATGTTTCACGTGAAACTAATTTCTCAGAAACATGGTTATTCTTGCACTTAAACTCAAAAATAACTCTAAGACCACTCAAGTTTGCTACCCTCGTTTTCCCTATTATGCTCCGTTGTTGCTTCTAAATTCAACAACAGCGCAATAATTTTTAATTT